GGCGGCGACCAGCCGTGCCGCCGCAATCCAACCGGCTTTGGCCTTGCCGACCCGCTTTTGCACCGTCCGAATGTAGGTTCGCAGAGCAGCTTCCTTCTCCACAACCACGGTCGGACGCCGCCCTTTTCGCACACGTCCGCTCACACGGGCCTTTTGGTGCTCGGCGGGGTCAGGGACGCGAACGACCCGCATATTGCGTGACTGGGCTTCCGCAGATCGCTCAAAGATGAGGCGCAGCACGTCCCAGTCGCGCTTATCCCAAAGCTTCTGGATGGAAGGATCGCGGAACTTCACTTTGTCCAAATTCTTCTCCGAGGACATTCCTTCGAGCCGTTGCGATGCAATTTCTTTAACGAGAAACGGGACATCCTTAAATGGGATGAACACCCGTCGCACGTCGGATTCCACTGTCCGGGTTCCCTTGGTCTGTGCCACCTTGTTCTTCCCGAAGGGTGGCGTCCACTCGATCAACCGCTCGACCAGCAATCGCGCCTGCATTCGGATGACCTCCGGCCAGCCAAGTTGGGTTTGCCTCTGGAAGCGAATGAGGGCGTTCTCGAACTCCCTCGTATCGGCTTCGATCTTTACAATATCACTCATCTGGAGTCGTCACGTAGAGGATGAGAAGCGGGTAACCGGGGTGGTCACCAATGCGGACGATGCGAAATTCCCGCCCATCGAATTCAATGCGGTCGCCGTGGGATGGTCGCTGGGCAGTAAAAGCAGAGCGCGCTACCTTGATCGTGAAGTCGGCTGATTCCACGATCCCTCCGATGTCGAGTTCTTGGGCGGTGATCGGCGCGGAGATCAGCCCTTGGATCGTCTGACCATTCCAGACCACCGGCTCGCCCATCTCGGCGATGATCTCGGCAAGATCGGAGGATTTCTCTGATTTGAGGCTCACGCTTCCACGCAGCTGTCAACGCGAAAAACCCCCACCACCATGACGGCGATGGGGGTTTGATCGCACCCGAACGAAGGAAGGAGATTAGGTGCCTGGTTTGACGATCCGTTTGATACCCGCACCGATGGCCGTCTTGAATCCATAAAGGCACTCGACCGTGACGAAGATGCGGTTCGAGTTGGTTTCCGTGTAGCGCAGATATCCGAAGGTGAGTCCAGTTTCCGGATCGGTGACGGCACCGGCTTCGTCGTATCTGGCAACCGGGACGAGGTAACGCATGGCAACGGCAAGTCCTGATGGGTGGGCAGCGAAGCCCGCGAGCTTCTCTCCGTTCTCCGGGATGACCGTGCTCGGATAGACATCAAATCCGCCGATTCGACGCAATTGAGCCTCCACGATGCCCGGTTGTGAAATCGGGAGAACGAAACTCTTGGCCACCACATCATCGGCAAGCAGGTTCGTGTAATAGGCGTCGTCTAGAATTAGCGAGCGATCCGTGATTGGCATCTTGGCCTGGCTGCACGCTTCGCGAATCTTGAGCACCTTCTTGTAGTCGAAGGCGTCGGCGGCGAGAGCCGGAATGGCAGGTCCGCCGTAATTCGCAGCGGTGATCTCGGAAAAAATGTCCACGAGGACATCCTCGGCGAGTTGCTTGACAGCACTTGCCACGAGCGTTTCAAGAACCGGCACAGCAGTTTCAGCGGCCTCGCGAGCGGTCACGTGGACCGTCTTGTATTTGTGGCGATTGAGAACGACCGGAGCAACCGTGACAGTCGAGTCGGCGTCGTCGGTGTAGTTTCCGGCGAAGTCGCTGGATTCACTCGGAGTGCCGACCACTGGCACTCGAACTGTGTCGAGCTTGTCGGCGGGCTCGGGCGAGAAGTTGGTCGAGAACGCTCGAAGCGGAGTGAGTGACGCCATGAACGGCTGGAGCGCGTTCTGCGCGACCTTGATGTCTTTAACGTTGGTGAGTGTGTTGGGCATAAATGTCGCGCCTCCTTATTTGGCGTTGAGGATGAAAGCTTTCTGTTGGGGGGTGAGATTCCGCCAAAAGACCGTCTGTTCTTTGGGGTCGGTGATGGCGTTGAAGCGTTCGAGAAGTCCCTCGGTCTGTGAGTCTCCTCGCGGAGTGACTTCCGCGGGCGCAGACGTGCCTGTTTCCGCCACGATCCGGGCCGCTTCGGCGGAAGCACGTTTGGCCAAGTCCTGTTCACGGGTTTCGAGTTCCGCGTTCTTTGCCGTGATGGCTTCAATCGACTGGCGAGCCGTGGAAAGGTCGCTCTTAAGTTGGTCGCGCTCTTGGGTCAGAGATTCGAGCGAGGCGGTTTGCAGCTCGATCTGGCCGCGGAATTCATCGGCTTGTTTGGAAGCCTCTGCCAGGAGCGCCTCACGGGCCGCTGCATCCGCTTCGAGCTTTTGCACACGCTCGATGGCTGCATTGAGTTGATCTTCGATGGTCATTGCACTGGCTGCGGTGTCAACCTTGCGAACATGGAGGGACCGAAGCCGTGCGATGGCAGTGGCGCGATCTTTGATGGCCCCGGCCAGATTGAATCTCTGGGCATTGCGGGCCGAAAACGTCTGCCCCTCCATCGCCTCGTCGGGAATCTTTCGCCCTTTGGCCAGCACTGCCGCTTTGAAATCAGCGGCAATTTCGTTCACATCGCTTTGGAGCCATTCACGCTGCTCTTCGGTGAGCGAGGTTCCGGGAGTTCCGGCGCTCTTGAATTTCCCGGCGGCAAACACCTCGATCTTCAGCCCCTCATTGCGAAAGGCCTCCGATGAATCAACCACCGGCAAAATCACCCCGATGGAACCCACGCGTGCGCTGGGGCTGGAGTAGATGGCATCACATTGAGACGCCACCCAATACGCGGCCGAGCACATCTGGCCGGAGGTAAAGGCGTAGACGTATTTCTCCCGTGAGGCATCCGCAACCGTCTGCGCAAGTTCCGGAGTGCCATTGACGGTTCCTCCGGGACTGTCGATGTCGAGAAAGATTGCCTGCACGTCCTCGCGCTCCGTGGCTTCCCGGACGGCGCGGGCGATTTCCTCGGTATCGGTCGCTCCGAAAATGAGCACAGAAAACAGGTCTGGCCGACGCAGCATCGGACCGGAAATGGAGATGACGCCGATTCCGTCTTCGACCGAGAGAAGCGGATGGGGTTCTTTGGTCTGGAGGCTTGGTGGATTATCCAGAAACGCCAGCGTCGAGGTCGCCATCGTTTCGAGAGCCTCCGGAGTGATGAGCCACGGTTGTTTGCGGAAAAGGGTGAACTTCACGCCCCCCGTTGGGTGTCAACGGAGCCGGGAGGTGGGGGGAAGGCGATCCCGCCCGCCGGTTTCCAAAGCATTTCCAGCGGGATGTCGTATTTCTCGGCCGTCTCCAAAATCATCCGCGCATCCCTCGCCCGGCGCTCCAACTCTTCTCCGAAGTCCGCACCCAGCTCCTCATAGTGATCCGAGATGGTTTTGAGTCCCATCTCGACATCCGCCCGGTTTTGTTGCGCTTCTCTACCAGCATCCACCGTGATCCGCTTGGGGCAGACACACGAAATCCGATGCCAGTCCACCACGGGGTCCAGATCTCCACGCTGGATCGCGTCGGCAATCACGTAAGCCCACACTGGCTTCATGAGTCGCTGAATCAGGATAAGCTGGCGGAAGGAAAATCTCCGGTCGGCTTTGGCGACGACCAACCGCACTCCCGCCCCGGTGATCGTGCTCGAATCTGCGGCGAACTCGTAGGGGATTACTCCGAGTGCACTGTCCCGGCGCAAATGGGTTAGAAAACCGGTGAAGGTCGGGCTGGGGCGGTTGGACTGGAAACTGTCGAGGCTTTCATCGGGTTTGAGGGCGACGAGCTTACCTCCGATGATTTTTTGCAAGGAAACCGGATCACTCGATTCACTGCCTGGTGCGGCATCACCCACAGCGAAATCCCCCGACTCATCCAGTTCGCCCCGAGCCGTTTTGAGCACCCGTGAAACATCCGCGTTGTCTTTGACGGCGTGCTTTTCCAATGCGAGCAATTCGATCTCGTCCAAGATGTGATTGATCGAGTGCTGGATCATGGGAGCGTTACGCACCGCCGTGGCGCTTTCCGGCTCGAATACATGGATCACGCTGTGCGCCGGTAGATCGCGGAACCCATGGTCCTCGATGACGCGGTAGAAAATTGGTGCCCCGTAGGCATCCAGCTTGATCCCGTCGGTGGTGTCGTCGCCGTGGTCGCCGATCCGGTGGGATTCGATCAATTGAAGTGCCGGGAAGCCGTCACGGGTGCGGGTTTTGTGGACGAAAAATTCGCCGTCGGTATCCATCCCCCGGCAAATGAGAACCTGGCACTCCTCGAAGCTGTAGCGTCCGGTGACTTCACACCGGCTCGACCATCGACGAAACACATCCTCCGCCTGGCGGTTCCATGCAGGATCAGGCGATTGCGCCTGGGGACGGAGCCCGTCGCCCACCGAATAGATCGCCATGCTGCCAACAAGCTCCCGGGCAAAACCTGAGTTCTTGAGCAGGTAACGCGAGCGTCGAACCAGCTCAGTGCGCACACGTGGGGTGAGTTCATTCTTTCCGTCCGTTGGAGCGGCCCCGGGAACCGCACCTCGACGCGGGGACCAGTTGGCCGACTCGT